GTTGGTCTCTTTATTCTATTTAGTGTAAGATCACTTTACGTAGGTTTGACCGCGATAAGTGAAAGTACCATGCACGTTCTGAGGATGACGTGAGTCTGTGGTGTATAGGTTGCCGCGATAGCGAGTTTCGCTCAATTTAATTTGATCGAGCTCTTTACGAGCACGCTCGAAGTTATTGCGTGCATTAACGATTGCACGAGCTTGAAGGTCGGTCATTTGAATTTTCCAGTAGGGGTTTATATTTCCCGTTGCTTCCCACTGGTGGTGGTACTTGCGTCCTCTCTGAGGATCAACGTATATATTGATTGTAGCTGTTGTTACGGGTTTATCGCGAACATTTATTCGTTGATATAGCCTTTATCGATTAGATATTCACGAGTTAATGGTGTTGGCTCATAAACTTCCCACATAGCACCTGTTTGGCAAGCCTTTAAAGCATCTACTGTCATGTTCTTAGTTGCCTCAGCCCATTTAGCTTCTTGTTCCCAAGGAATTGCATGAGGCATTGCAGCATAAATAATTTTAGTTAGATATTTATGAATGTCAGGAATTTCTTGATCATCTAATATTACAGCAACAAGAGAGTTGTCTAATGTACCAGCCATACAATCTTGAGCTAAATGCCAACCTTCATGCCGCAGCGTACCGATAAGGTGCTTTGAATCTCGCATATATTTTAAATTCAAATATATACGATTAAATTTTGTATGATAAAGGCCTTGATTGTTAGGTTCAAAATATCTTGCTGGTGCTATATAAATTTCAATTCCTAAATCAATAATAGTATTAATTAATAGAGAAAACTCATCTTTTATGTCCAATGCTTCGGAGCCCAAAACTATTTCATGGAGCTGCTCAGCATTTGTAATTTGAATAACATCTTCTGTGCATTCATTTAAAATCATGCATCCAGTTGCATCTGGTGTAAAAAATTTTACTTCTGGATCTTGAGCAAATGCTGGCGCACAAAAACACAGCAAAGCTGCAAGTATTTTTTTCATATTAATATGACTATCTTATACTTACTTTAACTAGTTATTTTCGCATTTGGTATTCAAGTACGGCTCCTCTAAGTCTAGTTTGTAAAGCATGTAATCCTTCTTGCTCTTGTGGATCCCCCCCTGGCCACTTTTCAATACGGAAGTCAACTGATTTAAGCAGTAGCCTTGCAGCAGCTTCATTAATTTGAAGTGCTAGTAGTAGAGGTTCTTCTTCTTGCATATAAACAGTAGTATTTATAATTTGTATTCTAAATGAATATCAGCCCATGGGAATAGTGGAGGAATTACTCCAATAAGTCGAAGCAAACCCTCAGCAAAAAGTGCAAGAACAACCCACCCAACACACATACTAATAATTCCAGCATTACGATTATGTCTGCGTATAGCATCATCAATCATCTCCTGAACTTCTTCTTTTGTTATGTACATTAGTGTGTTTTTGCCCAGTTTTCTCCACTCATGGCCGCTGCTGTAATGGGAACTTTAAAGTTATAAAACTCACCTGCTTTAGGTGCAGCTGCTATGCATATGCCAATGACTTGAATCGCTTCTGAAGGAACAACAGAAAACTGCTGTTCATCATGTACGTATGCGCATCTAGTGTAATCTACATTGTACGTTAAACCTGCTTGATCAAGCATATCTTGTGTGTTGACAACCCAACGTTTGCTCAAAATTGCTCCACATGACTGAAGCAAGAAATTAAGCGAGCTATGTTCTGCGCGACAGAAGATTGGACGACCATCTAGGCCTTTAATACGCCCTGAGTTACGGACTTTCAGTTTTACTGCATCTACTAGTGGTTCCAGACCAGGAATAGCAGCAAGAAACTTTTTACGTAAGTCAGCTCCCAATGATTTTTTCTGAGCGTCAGAAAGCTCAGGATGCAAGCTATGACCAAGCTTGAGATCGCCAGCCCCATAAATAAAGGCGTATGTAAGGGTCTTGACTTCAGAACGGCTACAGCCCACACGATCAGCGTTTTGCTGGTGAATGTCTCCTTCAAGAACAACGCGAGCAAAGGACCCCTCATCAAATCTATGGAGGTAGTGTCCTAAGCATCTAAGTTCCAGCCCTTCCAAGTCACTACCGACCATAACCATGCCTGGATGAGGCACAAACAGCTCACGTGCCCAGGGGGCACTCACAACCTGCCCAAGGTTGGGACCCCTGTGAGCATTTCGCCCAGTTTGAGTAGAAAGCGTGCAGGAGTGGTGAATGCAGCCATCTTGCTCAATGGTGTTGAACCAAGAGTTAGAGCCCTCTGACAGCTGCCCTAGGTGCTTCTGAAGCGTCAATAGACGAATAAACAGCTCGCACTCGCGATGCAGCGGCATATTTTTTTGTTGAAGCGCAATGTCTCGTATTTCAGAAAGAGTCGCTTCATCGACCTTTGGCTTACCTGTGTCAGTTACTTTTGTAAACCGTGCATTTCTGTGAGTCTGTAAAGCCCAAGCAATGTGCTGTCTGGATGTTGGGTTAAATGGCTCAAGTCTTGTCATAGGAGCACCAGGTACATAGCCGTTCTTTTTATCACGGCGTTTAGGTGTAAAGACTTTCCCTGGCACATAGCGATAGTGCTTTGCGATTTTGTCTTCAATCGAAGTGACTTCTTCTTGAAGCTGTTGTTTGACACGATCAGCGTTATCAAGATCAAAACGGAACCCTGATTGTTCTTGCATGGTCATGATTTGAGCCATGCGCATTTCCAGTTGTACGCAACTAAGCATAATCTTCCATTCTCCTCATCATTAATTCATAAACTTTCAAAGTAACTAAAGTATCTTGAATACAATAGTCAAGCATTTCAGGTGTGTACGTTTCCCAGCCACCACCCTGTTTTACAAATTCACCTTTGTAGCATTTTAATCTGTATCCCCAGGCTTCGAGCGAGTGCCTGCCATAGAGTTTTTGTGGCATTCCCGTAGGACGCCTTTCATAATCACGGTCAAGAATATGGGGGTAAAACAAACGAGACAGCACAAGAGTATCAACAATTTCTCCTTCGTAATCAAAGTCATATGTCTCTCTAATAAGAGGTATGTCATATCCAATGATATTGTGTCCCACTAAAACATTTGCTCTGCGCAACCTTTCTATCCCCATATCAAGAGATTGCTCAGATCGTCTATCAAAGACAAGAGTGTCTTGTGAGTCTTCTATATCTCTTGCAACAATGCAGTGAATGTTAGATCCTTGTCGAAGTAATCCAGTACTTTCAAGGTCAAATATCAAAGTTTGAGTCGTAGCCATTTGTTGTATATTCCTTAAGTTCAATATCTGAGCGTTTAATCGTTCCTGTTTGGAAAGCTTCCGGGCTCCTTTCTTTTTTATTTGATTGGGGTTTAGATTTTGAGTTGTCTGTGTCATCATAAACTTCTAATGAAATTCCTAAATCACTGGCTAATGCCGCCGATCTTCTATATGTTGCGCTGTAACCAGCAGGGAACTCTCTGAACAAGAAAATAATATGTTTTATGCCAATAATATGTGATTGAAATATTGACTCTGGTCGTGGGTAGCAGGTTGTATAAATAGTACTTCCAACTAGAGGTGTTCCGTTTTTTGCAGCCGTAGCTATTGCATATGTTATGCAGTCAATTTCCGTGTTACAGGTTGCAAGGACACTTCTACCATTGGCAATAATGTCACGTTGTCGAACAATGACACAGGCTCCAGGAACTACAGGATGGTTAGATCCTTTTTCAATTCCCTTAGCAATATCCATAAAGTACTGTTCTTTATTGACTATGTAAGTGGGATCCCTTGATAATACACTCATAGCTTTTCAATCAATCTGCTCAAATACCAACGAGCTTTTTCAGCATCTTCTTTAGGATTATTTTTTAGCCAAAGACGTAGCATATACTTTAGAACCTGAGCCTGCAACATCCCATCAACAGGATCTTTTGCATCTTTAATAGCGTCTTCAATAATGTTAATTGCTTCTTGTTTTCCAGAAGTATAATGAGCTGGATGGTTGACTGTACTTACGTTATCATCGTTTTCAGTTCCCCCATACGAAAGTTTTTCTAGTTCTTGATCATCAAATGAATCGAACTTATTCATCTTGTTATACGCGCTTTTGAATTCAGAATAATTAATATCCATACAGGTAGTACATATAAGCTTTATACTACATATATTAAAACAAAACGAGTCGTTTTGTGGCACTGAAAATTCAGCCGGTGTTAGCCGGCATATATTTAACGCAAGTCATGGAAGTAGATCCGTATATAGAATTTTTAGAAAATTGGATTCCAGGTATAGGTGAAAGCACTGAATTACATGATAATCTGCATGAATACTTTGATTTAGGATTTGATGTAATTGATGAGGCTAAATTATTAGGATTTCAATTAGGACACCATCCAGCGGGTTCGTTTTTTCATGTAATTATCTTTTGTGCAATGAGTATGACTATTTACCCAAAAGAGTATAGAAATAGCATTAAAGATATATTGACGTTCTACAGGGCTTATCTTTTAGGAAAGGACTGGCAATCTGTGTCATATTGGTTTATTCCTAATGACATATTAAAAGTTGGTTTTATTAACAACGTTTAAAAAACAAATATGGGTCTCTTTGCTCAAGTACTTCATGCTCTAAGATATGTTTTTGTAATTCAGAATATACAAAGTCATTCGAATGAACTACATGATTCATATAAACTGCAATTCCTTGAGATAACTCTTGATCATTTGGATCATACCATTTAACTGGTTGCAGGCATTCCCATGGTTCAAGCTCTTGAGATACCCAAGCATTTAACTCTTCAATGCGTTGTGCTGTTTTTATAATGTGCGCTTCGTGTGCTTCTGTATATGGCAATGAGAGTGAATTGTTATGTGATAGCAAAGCATGCTTCCACATAAGTGATCCGTCTTTAAGAATTAATCGACAGGGATGGACAAGTACGCCTGAAGGTAAGGGATAGAGATAGCTTGGAGCTATGTGTTTGTACATTACACATGGCCTCGCTGCTCATTGTAATACTCAAGATCTTTATTCCAATTGTCTCCAGCAAATTCATTAAAACAAATTCTGCCAATATCTCGGAACGTATCGTAAAACAATGTAGATTTATCAATATCAGAAATGACCTGATCTAGAGGGGGACCATAAACAATAATGTTCCACGTAGATGGTGAAACATGTTCAAAACCATTTGATGTGGCACGTAGCTGTCTGACACGTTTAAATGGAATGCATATTGGATAATCTAAAATATCAGGCGCTGCTCTTAGTAGTTCAGATGCACTTGTAAAAAATATAAAACTATCAATGTAGCTATTTCGATATTCAGACAGTGTTTTATTAAACCAAATACGACTATTTTTTACAGCACCTTTGGGAGCAACAAATACATTTCCATGCCAGTGCTCTTGTAACGGATTAATCTCTAATGATGGTACTGATGAAGCGTCAACAAGAACTTGCTGAACAGGGTCAGAGGTTGGATCAAAATCAATACTACCCATCACACTCCTAGCCCTTTCAATGATTTGAGGGGTTGGGTATAGAGGAAGTTTAAGTCCTTGAGCCTTTAGCTTGTCATGTAAATTCTGCTGCGAACGCTCGGAGGCTTTCTTGGCTCCGACCTGCTTCCACTGCAAAGGTTCTTGTTCCTGCATTGCTAATTAAAGTAATTAATACATTTGTTGCCCAGTCATTTTGGTCTATTTTGTCAATCAACGGTCTAAGGAAGTCCTTCACATCAGTATCACTATGGCTTTCTGCGACGAGAAGATCACCTTCAACATCTGCACCTGACATATAGATAGTTGAGTCGTTGATTAAATTAATTACAAGAGTGCCGGGGCCTCGGGATTCCAATCCTTTAATAGCAATTTCAATTAAGTCAGACAAGATGATTTCAGCAGTTGCAATAAGAAATTTTTGCTCTTGCTCTTTTTCTGGACCAAACTTATTTGATTGAATTAATTCTTGCAGTAAATCCGTTCGACGTGACATAACTCTATGACTCTTTAATTAGGATAAGTTATTTAAAAATCAGATGTGGAGTTTTCTTCATCATCATCGTCAATCTCACGATGCAAGCCTTTATCAGATAAATTAATTTGAGAAATATGCCTTCCTTCAAACATATCTGTCATAGCAGCTTCTAATCGTTGATTAAAATCAGTACCAGGATTTAAAATTAAAGATGATCTTTCATCAATAATATGAGACTGATCTTCCAGCTGTTGTTCTTTTATTTCTTGATCAATGAGATATTCTTGAATTTGTTGGGTAAGTGTATGTAGCTCGCAAGCGTATTCAAAACTATCTATATAACTATCATCATCTACAAAAACACCAACATTTTGAGGAATAATGTGAAATGGATTGCAGCAATATTTATTTCCGCATGTCGTTTTGACTCCTGTATAACCCAAATCACCCCAACTAAACCACATAGCTACCCGCTGAGGGTGATGTTGTGTAGATGTGCTGATTCCGGGGCGACGCCAAGAGAACTGTGGCTGCTGTGTTTTTGAGTTAACACAACCACGCCATTCCCAACATTCATGAGGCAACCCAATATCAACTTGGCTCCAAAATTTTAAAGCTTTTTGTTGATATTTTTTGAGTAAAGAGTCAATTGATAATGACATTCTCCCCTCTCGTGCACCAGCAACGCATCTTGTACATGCCTGATGGCTGTCATATCTCATTGAATGAGAGGAGAAACGGCCCATAGAGTGGCCTGCATAGAGGCAAAGTTCTCCTTCTACGGCAACATTGGACATCTGAGCGTTTCTCCGCCCATATGGGTTACCGCCTCGTTTGCTTGGTTTTGCCTCAGACATTAAAAAGAATCTCCTGAATACTCGCCACCTAGTGCTGGATATTGATCTACTTGGGGTAAGGCTATAAGTTGTTTTGTAATCATGTACTCATAACGAGTACTTTTTTCATATTTAATTCGAACTAGTTTTGCGTTCGGAGTGTAATACTCCGGATTACCAACAACTAATGCATTTAAATCATTAGATCGGACTTTTACGCGAAGGCCAATTTTAATATCAGATGCAAGCATGATATAACTCTCTATAAAATAAGTGTAATTAAAAGTCTTTAAGAATGTGATCTTCAGGAAGTGGATCGTTAACAGGCCGCAACCACATACGCAT